GCCCCGCGCCCGCCACCGGCCCCACCGTCGTTGCCCACACCTCGGGCTCCGTCGTCGGCCAGACAATCACCGTCAAGCTCGACGGCAAGGCCGGAGACAAGATCATCCTGGGCATCAACGAGAAAGCTCAAGGCGGTCGCGCGACCGTCAACCTTCCCCAGGGCTGGACGACCCTCGTCGATCCGTACTGGGTCGGCACCATGAGCGCGACCATCATCACCGGCCCCTGGGCACCGACGGTCACGATCACGATGTCTCAGAATGCCGAGATCGGATGGGCCGCAGCAGCCGTGCGCGGAGCCTCCCGCATCCAGGCTGGCACCGTCAAAAAGCGACAGGCCGAGCCGGTCGAGACCAAGACCTGCACGGCGCCCGCGCTCGCGGGCGTGGGTCTCGCGCTCGGCTTCACTTTCGAGCGGACGAGTGCGGGCGAAACTTCGGACCAGGTCACGGTCTCGGAGGGCTGGGAGAAGCTGGAATTCGCGGCTCAGGATGGGCTGAATTATCAGACGGTGACGCTCGCTAAGCGAACCGCAGGCTCTCCCGCTGACCTGGTAGTGACTTACCCGAACGTCCAGGGCTCGAACGGTATCGGCGTCCAGGTGGTCGCCCGTGGTTGAGCTGACGATCTATCGCCGTCGTCGCAACGGTGGTGACGTGCCCGGGGTCGTGCGTCGCCGTCGCCGCGATGGAGGGGATCTTCTCCTGCGGCGACGTGAGGCGACGACTCCGGTCACGCCGGCCTCGACGGATGTCGTCGAGCACTTCCTCAAGCAGAGGCCCTTTTATATCGCCCATAGGATGAGCGGCACGGAGTATCCAGAATTCACGCAGCGGGGTCTTGATGCCTCGCTGCGTGCTGGCTTCAAGGCATTGGAGATCTCAGTCCGCCTCTCCGCGAAGGGCCCGAACGGCGAGCCTGCCGAATTCGTCGCGATCCATGACTGGAAAACGACGAGAACCGTGCCGGGCACGGATCTGCCGATTTGGTCTACTCCCTGGAGCACGCTCAGAAACTTGCAGCAGGGAACGGGGCCGTTTATGCGGCTTCGGGACATCGTCGACCAGATCCCCGATGACGTTGTCCTGGCAATCGATCATAAGACGACGTCCTCTGAGGATCAGCGGAACGCAGCTGATCTACAGGCCGAGGAGCAACTCTTCGAGTATCTGGACACAGCCTTCGGCGGGCACCCGGAGCGCCGCGTCATCTGGAAGGTGTTCGCCAAGGGCACGAGCGCGGCTCGCGCGAAAGCGCGCGGATACCGCACTATGGCGATGCTTTATCCTGCCGAAGTCCCCGCGGTGGACCTCGGCTCCTGGGACATCATCGGCATGGAATGGTCCGCGAGCGCAGACGTGTGGAATCGCATCAATGCGACTGGGAAGCCGACGATCGCGCACATCATCACCAACGAGGGACAGGCGCGGACGGCGCTCGATAAGGGCGCGTCCGGCCTCATGGCGTCGTTCCCTTCCCGCGTGCATCCGTAGCCGACGCAGACAAGGAGGCCCCCACCACCCGAGCACTGGGTGGTGGGGGCCTTCCCTTGTTGTCAGGCCTTGGCGGGGGCTGTCACTCCGATTCCGGGATCGAAATCCCAGTGGTAGCTGGAGCAGTCGCAGTTCGTGAGCCAGTAGTTGAACTCTGAGTCGAGGCTGAGGAGGAAGCCTCGACGAATCATCTTGATGATCCACTTGAAGTCGTCAAGCGTGACGATCTCTCGCGGTGTCGGGTAGAAGTGGATCGACATCGGATCGGCTTCGTCGCCGTAGGCGCGGGCGATTTCGCGGCCGTCGTAGCTGATAGCGACGAAGAACTCCTCCGTGGGGCGGGCAGGGCCGTTGAATGCCCAGCCGGGGCAGCCGGGGATATCGACGGTGTCGCAGCTGGTCCATGCCTTGGTGGCGGCTTCATTGAATGCTTGGGTGGCGGCGTAGAGGTCCATGGTTTCTGTCTCCTTCTTTGAGGGTCGGGGGGCTCGTCCCTCCCGATGCATTAACTATACATCGCGCGCGACGCATAGTGCAAGTTGGAATAACTGTGTTGTGCGCTACTTTTCGATGTCGGTGCGGGCACCGCGTCCGGGGCGATCGCGCTGCCATTCATCGATTGTCTCGGGAGCCCAGCCGCGCAGGGGACCGGAGGGGGTAGAGATGATGACGTCAGGCGCGGGCATGAGGCCGCGCAGGATGTATGAGCGGATCGTGGGGACAGCGAGGCCGAGGCGTTCTGCGACAGCAGCCGTTCCGAGGTACTCGGTAGTCATAATTCTTGTCCTCAGTCGTAGGGGGTGACGATCTGGACGGGGATGCCCTGATCGGAGAGGAGCTGGTATGCGCGCCCGACGCAGGCACGGTACGAGGGTAGGGGGAGCCGCATTGCCCATCGCGTGCTCTGACGATAGGTGAGAATGTCCTGGTACGCGATGAGCGCTGTCGGCAGCGCCCGCACGCCCTCGTTCTCGTCGTCCACGCTCTCGATGAGCTCGTCGACGCAGTCGAGGGCCGCATCTTCGATCTCGCCGAGGAGCATGTGAATGCTGATCGGATCCCTTGGTTCACTCTTACCGATTTCCCAGGAGCGGATCACGCCCTCGTTGACGTCCAGGAGGACGCCGAGGTCAGCGCGGGAGAGGCCGAGGGCCTCTCTTCGGCATCTCAGTCCGGCGGGTGTGAGTGGTTCGGTCAATTATCCTCCTACGGGTTGACCCCCGCGCCGTCGGTTTCGGGCGCGGGGGCCTCGGTTTGCTGGTCAGTCCTCGGCCAGCCAGGCGTTCGTCTCGGCGACGTACTGGGCGACGGCGGCGGCAACCTCGGGGGCGGGGGTGCGCTCGACGGGGCCACGGTAGCCGCCCCAGATTTCGGCGGGCCACTCGACGCGGGGAATGTAACGCTCGACGAGCGGCCATTCCTGAGTGTTGTCGGTCGAGGCGCTGCCGCCCGGCAGGGAGGAGTCGAAGATCAGCAGGCTAATCTTGATCTCGTCCTGGTAGCCGCCGTAGATGACGGCGCGGGCGCCGTTGTCGAGGTCGGCAGCAATGAGGGCGTTGTCGCCGTCGAAACGCTCTGCCTTGGTCCAGTTTGCGGTGGTCATTTCAGTGTCTCCTTCTTTGAGGGTCGGGGGGCTCGTCCCTCCCGATGCATTAACTATACATCGCGCGCGACGCATAGTGCAACCTGGAATGAATGTGATCTACAAAACAATAGTACTCAGATAAGGACGTGCGAGTCCATCCGCGACGTCAAGGCCGCGTCGCGCTCGCGGGTCGCATGCTGATAGCGCAGGGCGACGTCGACGTCGCTGTGCCCGCCACGGTGAAGCAGCTCGGCAAGCGTGGCGCCCTGCTGCGCGAAGATCGTGAGGCCCGTATGCCGCAGATCGTGGAACTTAAACCAAGGAATACCAGCGTCCACTCTGGCCCGCTCCCAGGCTCCACGCAAGCTATTAGGATGCAGCGGGAGCCGGGGCGAGCGCTCGGAGGAGAGGAGCCAGTCCGCGCCCGCAGGAGCGACGTAGGACTCAAGGTGAGTGCGCAGCGCGGGGACCAGCGACGCGGGTATGACGACCTCGCGCACGCCGGCTGCGCTCTTCGGCGGCAGCTCGACCGGCCCCTCCCCTGCTAGATACTGCACCTGTCGCTCGATCCGGAGCGTAGCGGGCGTGGAATCGAGATCAAGATCGCGGCGCTGCAAGCCGGTCAGCTCACCGAGCCGGGTCTGACACCAGGCCGCAAGCAGGACAGCGATGCGTAGGCGCGCCGGCATGGCGTCGGCGGCGGCGCGGACCTCCTCGGGGGTCGCGACCTGCCGCTCGCGCTCGCGGACAGGCCGATGCTTCTGACCCCCGGGAACCTTGCACGGACTCGCCGCTATAACGCCAGCCTTCGCCGCGGCGTTCATGCACACAGACAAGGTCATGTAGATCGGGCGTACGACGCCCGGCCCCTTCGCATCCCAGACGCGCTGGTACCAGGAATCGACATCCTCGACGCTGATCGCCCCGAGCGGCTTCGAGCCGAAAACCGGGACGAGCTGCCTCATCCGATAGGTGTGAGTCTGAATAGTCTGCGGTGTGCGACCCAGTCGCTCGAGCGATGCGAGCCACCTCTCCGACCATGCCGCGAAAGTGATAGCCGCGCGCTCGGCGGCGACCTCCTGCGCGCGATCGCGCTCGCGGCTCTCCTTCGGGCTGACCCAGGTGCCCTCGCTGATCTCGGCCTCGACGTGTGCGAGGAAGGCGCTCGCGTCGGTCTTGCGGATGAAAGACCGCCCGGCGGTGTACTTGCCGCCGTCCGGGCCTGTGTATCGGACCTCGAAGCGTCCGCTGCGGGCTTTTCGGATCGAGCCGAAGGCTCTCCGTCCGCTCATATCGCCTCCTAGATAGGGAAGTGGCGCACATCTTTTTCCACTGTCTGCGCCACGCCTGCGCCACTGACAATGCTATACCCTGACGCATCCTGATATATAGGCGAGTGGGCGAACAAGCGCCGAAAACCTTGTGAGGGCAACGAAAACCCCGGAATCTCAATGAGATTCCGGGGTGTGTGTGGAGATGGGGGGAATCGAAACGGTAGCCCCTATCCGCGCCGAAAAGCAGGCGCGCCGACCTACGTGCGCCACTACAGCGCCACAAAGATTAACGGAATATGCGACCCCAGCCGCCAGGCTTAGGGACGGGTTGCTGAGGTGCGCCGGGCCAGTGGGCAGGAGCGGGCGGGGCTGCGGGCATAGACTGGGACTGCGCGGCCTTCACGGCGGCGCGGGTGTGCGCGACGAATCGCATGAGCCCGTCGACGGCTTTGCGCTCGAAGTGGAGAGTCAGCAGGGCGTTGCGCGTCTCGATCATGAGCCACTTATCCCCGCCGCTCCTCTTCTTCGCTGCCAGCGCGAAGATCCCGAGCGTGACGAGGCGCGTCGCGGTCACGCGCGCCTGCATGGCCTCGCCGTCCTCGACCTCGACGCTGACGACATCAGTCAGCGGGATCCGCTGGATTGGCTCTCCGCGCCGCTTCGAGTCATACAGGAGCTCCGTGTCGGTGCAGATAATCTCCGCAGGGTCGGATGAGTAGAGTCGGAAAGCGCCTTTGGGCCGGTGCATGACTTCTCCTTTGAGTGAGGCCTATCTATATAGACAGCTCTCTTATAGACATTTGACGCTGCCGACGACTCCTTA